GTGTTGGTGTTTGATGACTGTGACTCCATCCTGTTGGATGACGTTGCACTTAACTTGCTGAAGGGTGCCCTGGACTCCGGCAAGAAGCGTAAGATTTCCTGGTTGAGTGAGAGCCGTGTGTTGAGCTCTGAGGGCATCCCAGACAGCTTTGACTTCAAGGGTTCGGTAATTTTTATTACCAACTTGAAGTTTGATACCATGCGTTCGCAGAAATTGCGGGACCACTTGGATGCACTGCAAAGCCGATGCCACTATTTGGACTTGACACTAGACACCATGCGTGACAAGGTCCTGCGGATCAAGCAGATTGCCAAGGACGGTGTGTTGTTTGCAGACTACGACTTTGACGAGTGTGTGCATGACGAGATCATCGCCTTCATGGACGAGAATAAAAATCGTTTGCGTGAGATGAGTCTGCGTATGGCTCTTAAGATTGCGGACTTGCGCAAGATGTCAGTGTTGAACTGGAAGCGCCTGGCAGAGACCACTGTTATGAAACCCGCAGGAGCCTAATATGGCTGGAAAAGCAAAGTCTGTTTACCTAACAGTAACTGTCAAAGGGCAGGTCAAAAGTGTTTTTCACAAGATGTTTTTTGACGCCAACTCTTATAACGAGTATGTGAACTCTGCTGAGTTTAAGGCCAAATGGAATAGTACAGAATTTGATATTATCAAAGAAGTATACTGATCAATAATAGCATTAATGTAAGGATTTGATATGTTTGAAATTTGGGATGGTGATTTGTACCTGTACTCGGTGGATACTGAGTATGAAGCAGACGAACAGCGTGAGGCTGGCTTTACAGTTAAATGTTTAGAGTATTACGGAGCGTGACATGGAAAAATTTACAGTTTTTGTCGGTACAGTTGTGCTTGCTATTGCAGGAGTTCTGTTACTGAGTTTCTTACTTAGCTGGCCTGTGTACATGCTGTGGAATGGTTGCTTGGTTGATGCAGTGCCTTCTGTTAAAGAAGTCACCTGGTTGCAAGCCTGGGGCATCACTGTCCTGTGCGGCTTCCTGTTCAAGACATCAGTCAATTCAAAAGCATAACTCTCCAAGGTTATCCTGGGCATTGGTTGGCTCCGGCCCGGGCTTTGTGGCAGGTACCCGTAAAACGGTACCTGTCTTTTTGACTTCTTGCTGTGATAAGTATATACTGTTATCATGCCCCAACAATATTTGCACATAGATTTAGGTGCAAACTATACCCTAGACTTTGAAATACACAACACGCCCTTGGCCGATCTTTGGCTTGAGCGCATGCACCTGCGGGATCCGTATCCAATAGATCATCCTGACCGTTTTTACGGATTTGATTCACAAGAGCAAGAAATTGATCGCGCAGAAAAAATGATTCAGGGCTGTATTGCCACAATCAACAGCTACCAACCAATTATTGAACGAGAGTTTACCACGGTGCATGACCAGGATTGTTTAAACTACCTGCACAACATTTTTGAACAATACCATGGCCTGCTAAATCAACAAAAAACTCTTTGGTGGTTACGTGCTCCAAAGCCTGTGAAAAAGGCACTGGCCGAATTAAACTTGGCTGTTCATCGTTGCGAATCCGCATCAAGAAAACTAAAACCAAGACTTGTTTGCACTTGGTTTGGCTTGCCTAAAGACGTTGCTCTCTCAGAGGAGATCATGACTCAATGCGGTGAGATCAATCCGTCATTTGGAAGTGTGTGTTTGAACTATGTTGAGATTGGAAAAACATTGCTTGACCTTATGACGGACAATGATGCATACATTGGTGACGACGCCTTTCAACCGTTTAACTATTACAACCCAGATTTTGTGGTAAGATTTTTTGAACTTGACTCAGATGAAGTAGACACCATGCTACAAAATATGCAACAATACTATCAAGCACACTATGATTTTTTTGCCAGTCGAGGATACCCACAGTTTAATCATGTTAAACTACAACCTTTAAAATTTCCTGTGGCAAAGATAATTGAAACTATTCCACGTGAACAACTGATTAACAACATACAACAAAGACAACTCGTTACTCGAGTTTATATAGATGAAACGATGCACCATACAAATTCGAGATGAAGTAAACATCAAGCTAGAAGGCATAGACTTGGATGTGCGCAAGGCCCTGGTCAATGCGTTCAAGTATGACGTGCCTTATGCAAGATACCTGCCAGCAGTGCGGCTGGGACGGTGGGACGGTAAAGTAAGTTATTTTCAATTGGGTGGATCAACATACACCAATTTGTTACCAGATATCATACCTATCCTGGAACGCTACAACTACGACATTGAGCTGGACGATCAAAGAGAATACTCAACTGTATTTGAATTTGCTCAAGTTACAGAACAAACATTTGCACACAAGACTTGGCCCAAAGGGCATCCAGCAGAAGGTGAGCCTATCCTGTTGCGTGACTATCAGGTAGAGATTGTAAACAACTTCCTGACCAATCCACAATGCATACAGGAAGTGGCCACAGGTGCAGGCAAAACAATCATGACCGCTGCCTTGAGTGCCAGTATAGAGCCATATGGCAGGTCAATTGTGATTGTGCCCAACAAGAGTCTAGTCACACAAACTGAAAAAGACTATGTTAATCTTGGCCTGGATGTGGGTGTTTACTTTGGCGACAGAAAAGAACACGGGCGCACACACACCATATGCACATGGCAGAGTCTAAATGTACTGCTGAAGAATACCAAAGCAGGTGTAGGTGTGGCAACCATACAGGACTTTATTGAGGATGTAGTATGTGTGATGGTAGATGAAGTACACATGGCCAAAGCAGATGCACTCAAAACACTGCTCACAAGTGTGATGGCAAGAGTGCCAATTCGTTGGGGGCTGACTGGTACTGTGCCCAAAGAAAAGTTTGAAAGCCAGGCCTTATTGGTGAGCTTGGGCCCTGTTATCAGCAAGCTCAGTGCCAACGAACTACAACAACAAGGGGTGCTGGCGCAGTGCCATGTGAACATTGTGCAGTTGCAAGATCATGTGGAGTATTCCGACTACCAAAGCGAGCTTAAATACTTGTTGGAAGAGTCGGGTAGGCTGGATGCCATGGCAGAACTCATACGCCATGTGAATGAAACAGGCAACACACTAGTATTAGTAGACAGAACTGAGTGTGGTCGACAACTTGTTGCAAGACTAGGTGACAAATCTGTATTTGTTAGCGGAGCAACAAAAGGAACAAAGAGACAAGAAGAATATGACGAAGTGGCTGACAGCATTGATAAGATTATTGTGGCTACCTATGGTGTTGCCGCTGTGGGTATTAATATCCCTAGGATTTTTAATCTGGTTCTTGTGGAACCCGGGAAAAGTTTTGTCCGCGTTATCCAAAGCATTGGACGTGGGATAAGAAAAGCAGAAGACAAAGACCATGTTCAAATCTGGGACATAACATCAACCTGCAAATTTGCCAAGCGCCATTTGACCAAACGCAAACAATTTTATAAAGAAGCCAACTATCCTTTTACTCAAGAAAAATTAGAATGGATGAAAATCAAATAAAAAAACGATTGTTAGTTGTTGGGGACAGTTTCATGCGTACGGATCCAGAATATCCTGGACAGCACTGGAGTGAAATGTTGCCAGAATACGATGTATTGATGCGTTCCGAGTCAGGCAGTACTAACACTATTATTGCGCGAAACTTTTTTCAAGGTCTAAAACAAAAGCCAGATGCAATTGTAATAGGATTTACCATGAATGACCGTGTTGAATTCAACGACAACGGTGAATGGCTTACCAGTAGTTTTTGGCAACGTTTAACACCTGATCAAAGACTAACAGCAGATTACTATCGTGCAACATCAGATGAAGATATAAATTTATTCAAGTCTTGTGTGATAGCTAGATCGTTGTTTTTGACTTGTGAAAAATTAAACATACCATATGCCTATTCGCTCAATCAATTGTTTAACAACCGTGCTACTTTGCCGTATCCATCTAATCCTACTGTGATTGATATGTTGAGTGAATTTAGTGATAGAATGTGCGCCACCAATTTGGCAACCTACTCAGGTTTCAAAATGATTCCAGGATTTCATACTGACGATCCTGCGTGGCAAAAAAGATTTGCCACGGAAGTTGTGGAAATCTTAAACAAACCATTGACTTAATCGATAAAATATTGTAAAATTACTTATATGCAAATACTTACCCTAGACAACGTGGCATACAATCTCAATCACTTACCAGAAGAAGTGGATGACATGAGATTTGCCATACTCGACAACAGCAATTCAGCAGACCCAGACTATCATTATATTCCATTGATATTTTTGGAAAGTTTCAATGCTCCTGCGCTGGTGCTACAAGTTGGTGACCACAAAATTAAAATGCCCATGGATTGGCAGATACTAATCGGCGAACCAGACCTTGGCGACTTAGAAATGCTGCCGTTAACTTCGATCAATGATCGCGGATTCAATGCATTTCAATTCAATCCGTTGTCAAGTTTTAGACCCAGCTTTCCGCCAATAGAAATAATTGACGTGTATCAAGAAGTGTCATGGTATGCACCTAAACTCAAAAATGGTCAGATGTTATGCGTTCCCATTAACGAAGGACACAAACCTGACTGTGTGTATTTTGTCAAAGATGTCAGCCGCAATTGCGAGATTGTGGACTACAATAAAGCATGGTGATGCCATACACTGAACCCCAAGTATTTGAAATTATCAATCGCCTGGCCAGAGTGTATCTGGAAAGTTATCCCGACGATCGTGAAGGCCTAGAACGTTTTTTACGTTGGGCTCACTTGCAATACGGCTACCAATATGGGCAGCCTTAAACCAGGCGCCACATACATTTATGAACGTGTGGGCAACGAAGTGTATGCTCGAGAGTTTGGTGCTGATCCTGCTGACCGTAAGTTAATGGGCTATGCATATGATCCTGTAACCGGACACAAAATCGAATATGATGCTAGAACTTCAGACGGTAGGCCATTACATGATCACCTAATGGAGGACAAACTGTGGGGACAAATACGCAGAGCCGCACTAACCAATCCCACTTTACAAGATGCACTGGAACGTGCTATAATGATTTATAAACTGACTAAAACACAATGAGTGATAAACTGACCATTGCCAATGAGATGAAGATGTTTGACCGCAAGGTTAGATCATTCTATGACGATCTCACTGCCGAAGAGCGGAAAAAGTTTTCTAACTATCTTATGATACGTTGGGGTTCGGCAGTAGAAGGTTCAAGAGAACTTCAAGAGTTTTATGTAATTGCCACTAACGAACGACTGAACAAACACTTCTTCAATGTAAGTAAACATCCAAAACTGCAATGGCTTATGGCTACCAGTGTGAGTCCAGACTTGGGCACACCCAGGCATAACTGGATTGCGCCCAAGAAAAAAGAAGCAGGTGCTAGTGCCCGACGCAAAGCATTGGCAGTCATGTATCCTCACTACAAAGATGATGAAATAGATGTCATGGCGTTGCTTGTGTCTGACAAAGAAATCAAACAATACTTAAAAGACTCCGGCGAAGATTCCAAATGACACAATGTCAATTCTGCAAAAAAGACTTTGTTAAAGAAACTTCTTTGGCAGTGCATGTGTGTGAGCCTAAACGGCGTAGGCAAGAACGAGCAGAGCGTGGGGTGGAACTGGGCTTTCAAGCCTACATACGTTTTTATGAGATGAGCCAAGGATCAGCCAAGCTCAAGACCTTTGATGACTTTGCTGACTCGCCTTACTATCGCGGCTTTGTGAAGTTTGGCCGCTATTGTGTGAGCACAAGAACTATCAATCCCAAACAGTTTCTTGAGTGGCTGCTCAAGAACAACAAAAAGATTGATCGTTGGGCGTCAGATCAATTGTACACAGAATATCTCATACAGCATTTGCCCGTGGAGAATGTAAACGATGCACTGGCACGAGCAGTGGAGTTTGGAATGGACTGGGCAGAAAAGAATTCAGCACAACCGCAGGACTGCTTGAGATACGGCAGCACTCCAGCCATGTGCTATGCAGTCACAACAGGTAGGATATCACCTTGGGTAATTTATAATTCAGAGTCTGGACAACAGTTCTTGGGTGAACTCTCTCCTGATCAGATCAGCATGGTATGGCCTTACATTGACTCAGATGTATGGCAAAAGAAGTTTCACAATTATCCTGCTGATCAAGAGTACGCAAAAGATATATTGAACAAGGCAGGTTGGTAACGTGATAGGAAACATTGGTCAAACTGGCAAGTATGTGGCAGTCACCGGCGGCCCAGGCAGTAACTATGTGAACAACGCTGGTTACATGGGGGTAGGGCAGTTACAATACAACACTGCCACTCAACGGCTAGAAGTATACAATGGCACCAGTTGGCAAATGCTTAACTTGGGCACTTACTATGTTGGATTGAATCCAGATGCTGAAGCAATCTTAGACTGGGCACGTGAAAAGATGCAAGAAGAACAAGAAGCACGTGCCATGGCTGAACAGTATCCTGCTGTGGCTGATGCCATGGGTGCTGTTCGTGAGTCTGAACAGCAATTAAAAACCATTGTAGCACTGTGTAGAACATGAGCGCAGAGTATCTATGATATTGATGTTGCTGATAAATATTATTATGAATTTTATTGACAACAAATATACATTATGGTATCAACATCTTATTGCAACTAGGAAGAATCGAGTTCTTCCTAAAGAGATATACGTTGAATCTCATCATATCATTCCTAGATCACTTGGTGGCACTAATCTTAAAGATAACAAAATTAAACTGCTACCAAAAGAACACTTCATTGCACATTTATTATTGACTAAAATGGTCAGAGGCCAAGATAGGTATAAAATGTGGAAAGCATTTAACATGATGTTGACAGAGAACAAAGTCGATCAATCTAGATATTATCCAACTTCTAAATTCTATGAATTAGCAAGAAAATTAGTGGGTCAAGCATCGTCAGATTGTAACAAAGGAAGGACTCCTTGGAACAAAGGTATTCCTAGAAGTACTAAAGTAAAAGAAGCAGTTAGTAAAGCCAATACTGGAAAAACTCCTTGGAACAAAGGTATTCCTAGAACACTAGAAGAAAAAATTTTAATGTCGGCAAAAAGAAAAGAAACTGCACAATCAACAAACGCCTGGAATAAAGGGCAAAAACTAACTCTAATAGAATGTGAACATTGTAAAAAAATGATTGGTGGAGAAGGAAATTACACCAGGTGGCACGGAAAGAATTGTAAAGAAAAATGAAACAAGCGGATATAGATTTGGACGTTCCGGATCGTGCTCGAATACTAGAGCTGATCCAGCACACCCCTGCTAGACAAGTTGTGGATGGCAAGGTGCGTCGTCATAATTCTGGTATCTACATCACAGACATTCCCAAAGATATACCCAATGGCTGTGCGGCCATAGACTATGAGTCAGCAGAACAGCGTGGATACTTCAAGATAGACTTGCTGAACATGAGTGTGTATCAGTTGATCCGTGATCCCGCACACTATGCTGAAATGCTGGCAGCCGCACCGCCATGGCAGAGACTGTGGACTGATACTGCTTGGGCCAGTCAACTGGTGCATGTGGGCAATTATGCAGACTTAATGGCGTCAATGCGACCAGATTCTATCCCCAGAATGGCAGCGTTTATTTCAGTTATTCGTCCGGGCAAAGCACATCTACAGAATCGCTCTTGGACAGAAGTGTTTGCTGAAGTATGGAACGGAGATGACTCACGTGGATACACATTCAAGAAAAGCCACTCGGTCTCCTACGCAGCTTTGGTAGCATTACACATGAACCTGCTCAATCAAGACGCCGCACAAGTGTAATTGATTTTCGTTTGGTTTTCTTGCGAAAAATGTCGTTCAGGCTGCATATAGGCCCATGAACAATTTCTAAGTCTTTGTTGGCAAATGTGCGCAAAGTGGCTCGAAATTCTTTCCACTCGTCCCGCAGAAATATATTGATTGGAATGCTTCGATTGCTTTCCCACCACCAGGTGCTGGCAAGCTCTATGTACTTGAGTTTTTGCGCTTGATCCTGTATGGCTCCAAAATCATAGATAGTGGTGATAACTTCGTCCCTGTTTTGCACGATACCAACATATTCGTCATTTGCATAAATGCATAGAGTTATAAACGGATATTTGTCTGCTAGTTTATTAAATAGATTTTGGGACATGTTTTGTATTCGGGTTATTTATAACGCAGACTCAACCGATATATCTAATACTAAATACAATAATGTATGCAACCACTGTTTATATCTATCAACAAATCCAGCGAGTTTTATTAATTGACACCAGTGGTGCGTACTTTGACCGGAGGTGGGATCCAGTGTACGCAAAAAAACTAACAATCAACAAGGGTGTCGACAATGTGATCCTGTTTGAGTTTGTAAATCAAGATCAAAAGCCAGTAAACATTACTGGCAGCACTTTTGTATTCAGACTGATCAATCTCGAAGGCGATGTGCAACTAATCAGCAAAGAAATGGTTATCCTTAGTGCGCCATTTGGGCGTGCCAAAGTCACATTGACTGCAGCCGAAACAACAGAATTCCCCACTCAAGAAGCCAGCTACAGTATAGATCGCACATCTGGCAATCTTAACGAAGCAGTATTTGTGGATGCACAGGCACAAGCTCGTGCAGACGTCAGCATACAAGATTCAGTGCTGCCGGAGTTTGTGCCCAGCCAGACTGTGACCATTCCCACAATATACGGTCCTGAAATTTATATGAATCCTGTAAATGCAGGAAACTACCCTGACTGGGCGCTAAATCCGCCAACAGCAGGAAACGTAAATCCCAATCCGCAACGCTATACCAGCCAAGTTCCGACTAATGGGGCTAGCCTGACCACATTTCAGCTGACCATGGATCATTTTACAGGCAATGTCAAAGCTCAGGCAGCCGAAAATTACGAAGCATTATGGTATGATGTGGGCAACTTGAACATTTACTACAACAAAACTGGATCTGAATACATTAATGTAGCAGGATATCATCCATTGTTACGTTTAGCAATTGACAGCTATTCGGGTGCAACCATTGTTTCGCCTGCTACCGCAAACGCTCAAGCAGCCAATGGTGTGGTAACTGGCATTACTATCCTTAATTCTGGATCAGGATATTTGGCTCCTCCTAAGGTGACCATCATTGGATTGGGTGCCGGAGCAGTTGCAGAAGCAGAAATTACCGGTGGACAAGTGTCTGCCATAAATGTTATTGATGGCGGTCAAGGATACACGCCAGGGCCTGCAACACCCAATACTCCTGCATCAGTTACAATTTCAACTGGTGCTATTACCAATATAATTTATAGATGAAATTTAAAAAAATTGTGGGGTTCGGCGACTCATGGATGTATGGAGATGAGTTATTGGATCCTGAATTGAGTCGTCAACACAAAGACGCACACACTTGTTGGCATCAAAACGATCCATACAGAAACACACACAGCTTCTTGGGACTCCTGGGCAAACACTATGATGTGCCTGTAGAAAACTTTGGCGTGCCAGGTGGATCAATGCAAAGTTCTATTTGGACTTTTCTTTGGTGGCTGGATCACGAACCAAATCCTGAAGAATGCCTGGTACTAGTTGGACACACTGATTCTGATCGCCTGACTCATTACAACCCCAATCATGTGAGTTTTGGTAACGATCCGCCGTGGAACAAATTCATACACAGCACCTGGGTTGAATATGGATCTACTGTGGTGCCTGAACCATTTAGAGACATGATCAAACGGCAACTGGTATTAACCAACTGCTCAGAATTGGCCAGGCTTAACTACCAGCAAACTGTGCTATTTTTTGATGGCGTTGCTGGACGTAAGAACATACCACTCATGCAATTTCACATCATGCCTGCAGATGTCAGCATAGATTTACCTACCATAATCTGGCCAGGATTTTCAACCACAATGTGGTTCAGAGACATGCCTGGCAATCAGCATAGGGAGATGATCATGCCCGGCGGCCATCCTAACGAAGATGGGCATGTTTTGGTTGCAGACAAGTTGATTTCTACAGTAAACTCTGCTACAATGTAGCAATGCTTGACATCCTTGCGTACCTACCTGCAAAAAAGAAACCCACACCATCAGGTTGGTTGAGTTTCAATGCGGTTTGTTGTCAGCATAATGGCAGCACTAGAGACACAAGAGGCCGTGCTGGACTCAAAGCTACCGAAGCAGGATGGAGCTATCACTGTTTCAATTGTGCCTACACAGCCAGTTTTATCATGGGTCGGACCCTAAGCATTAAAGCTCGCAGACTCCTGATGTGGATGGGTGTGCCAGACATTGAAATTGAAATGCTCAATTTGGAAAGCCTTCGGCATCGTAGCATACATGGCATACTAGAAGATCGACAACAGGCTTGGAATCAACTGGCCGGCATTACATTTGAAGAACGAGACCTGCCACCACATGCTGAGTTGTTGATGCCCGAACATGGTCCATATTGGGACTATGTGCGTAGCAGACATGTGCCCGAAGACTTTCCTGCTATGGTACAGATAGAGAATGATGGTGTTCATTGGACACGCCCGCATGTGGTTATACCATTCACATACGAAAACAAAATTGTAGGATTTACCTGCAGATTTTTAGACAACAAGCAACCCAAGTTTATTTCAGACAGTCAACCAGGCTATGTGTTTGGCACAGATTTACAGCACAACAACTGGACCAATGTGATTGTAACAGAAGGCATCTTTGATGCATTGAGTATTGGCGGTGTGGCGGTGATGCACAACACCATAAGTGACGCACAGGCTCGACTGATACGCAACCTAAGCAGAGACATAACTGTAGTGCCTGATCAAGATCTAGCAGGCATGGAACTGGTGGATCGTGCTGTGGAACTGGGATGGGCGGTAAGTATACCCGAGTGGCCAGAAAAATGTAAAGATGTCAATGATGCTGTGGTTGTGTTAGGGCGTGTTGGTACATTGCTAACTATTATGGCAGCCAGAGAAACCAGTAAGATTAAGATAGAACTAAGGAAGAAACAACTTGTTAAAAGAATACGGACTTCTTGATAAGTCCTCGTGCAAGTTTTGTAGCAAGTATTTTTGCACGATGTTCAGGACTTTGTTTGAAACCTTTTTTCCTGCCAGAATTCTCTTTAATTCGTTCTAGTTGTTCAACAGTTCTTTTTTGACCCTTACAACCTGCAATACTTTTAGCAATAGATTCAGCAGATCTAGTCTTTCCTGTGTTTGCAATTTGCAATTTTCTTTTTGTTTCTTTAGAAACTGTTGTGCCTAACATCCTACCTTTACTAGCATTGCGTATTTTTTCTAAAGCATCGGGCGTGTGTTTATAACCAGAACTACCCTCGCCACCATCAGATTTGTTTCTAAGAATTCCAGTGCCTAAATCTTTACGACCGTACCATCGTATTAGTTTACGCTCTAGTGCAAAGGACCAAAGTTCAGTGAGATTGCAAGATATGATAATTATTTTTGATTTGTCTACTGGCGGCTTTACTTCTAAAAGTCCTTTACGCCATGCCCTATCTTTAGAGCCTTTGCCAATGTAATAAGGAGTACCGTTCTCTCTTAGATATGCGTAAACGTAGAATCCGATTGGATAAGTATTCATGCTGATGTTCCTCCAGAACGTTAGAGTAGTTGGGAATTCCACCTCCGCGAACTACACCTATATTTATCAGATGAACTTGTTTTTACTTCATGTATATGTTATAATACCCTATGCTTAAAGATTATTCTCTCGATGTCCAACGTTTATTTCTAGAAATGATGTTGGAGGACGCACAAAGCTATGTGCGTGTTCAAAACATCTACAACCCGCAGAACTTTGACAAGAGTTTGCGACCTGCGGCTGAGTTTATTAAAGAACACTCAGACAAGCATAAGACCTTGCCGGACCGCATGCAGATTTCAGCCACCACTGGTGTTAAATTGCAAGCTGTTCCAGACTTGAACGAAGGACACTTTGACTGGTTCATGGGCGAGTTTGAAGCATTCACCCGTCGACAAGAACTGGAGCGAGCTATTTTAAAAGCCGCAGACTTGTTGGAAAAAGGCGATTACGATCCTGTTGAAAAGCTGATCAAAGATGCAGTACAGATATCACTTACCAAAGACATGGGCACAGACTACTTTGCTGATCCTAAGGCTCGCATTGAGAAGTACTTCAACTCGGGTGGACAAGTATCAACAGGTTGGACACAGTTGGACAGATTGTTGTATGGCGGATTCAGTCGTGGTGAGCTGAACATCTTTGCTGGCGGGTCAGGATCAGGCAAGAGTTTAGTCATGATGAACATTGCACTAAACTGGATACAACAAGGACTTAGTGGAGTGTACATCACACTAGAACTTTCAGAAGAACTAACGTCATTGCGTACAGATGCTATGTTAACCAACATGAGCACCAAGGACATTCGCAAAGACATAGACACCACAGAGCTCAAGGTCAAGCTGGTAGCCAAAAAATCTGGCAATTATCAGGTCAAAGATTTGCCAGCACAATCAAACATCAATGATATCCGTGCTTACTTGAAAGAGTATCAAATTCAAACTGGTAAAAAAGTAGACTTTGTGATGATTGACTACTTGGACTTGCTAATGCCTGTCAGCGCCAAGGTTAGTCCCAACGACTTGTTTGTGAAAGACAAGTATGTTTCAGAAGAACTCCGTAATTTAGCCAAAGAACTAGGTATCTTAATGGTAACAGCATCACAGTTGAATCGTAGTGCTGTGGAAGAAATTGAATTTGATCACAGCCACATATCAGGTGGTATCTCTAAAATTAACACAGCAGATAACGTGTTTGGTATCTTCACAAGCCGTGCAATGAAAGAGCGTGGCAAGTATCAGATCCAGTGTATGAAGAGTCGAAGCTCGACCGGCGTTGGTCAAAAGATTGATTTGGAGTACAATATTGAAACCATGCGTATTACCGACGAAGGCGGGGATGATAACGAAAACGGGTTTAGCAAAAAGCCCAGTACAAGTATTATGGACTCAATCAAAGCAAAAAGCCAAGTTAATGCTGCCGCAGACGACGCCAAGTCTGTACCTTGGGATCGACCACAGGCCCGAGAAGGTTTTGAGTTAGAAGCACCCAAGGTCACAGCTGATGTGCAAAGCGCCAAGCTCAAGCAATTGCTAGGCAAAATCAAAACATCATGATTGACAAAGACATTTACTGTTCAATGATACATGGTGGGTTGAATTTAAATTTTAAGACTGGTCAACTACACGTACAATCATGCTGTCTTCACGGTAAAGCCAGCCCAGTGGACAAATCAATAAATTTATGGCAACAACAAGTTTTATTGGATCTAAGACAGAAGAATCAACAAAACATATGGGATGATAAATGTAGCAATTGTCAGCAACTTGAACAATCTAATTTGCCAAGCATGCGTATAGGCATGAATCAAGGATTAAAATTAAATGGGCAACACACCCTGTCAGGGCCAGTTAGAATTGATCTAATGTTTGACCTCAGTTGTAATTTAGCATGTCGAACTTGTGGCCCTGGCAGTAGTACACTTTGGCAAAAGCATTTAAAAAAACATACCAAATGGTTGACTCCAATATCATCACCGACTGATAAAGAGCAAGTGATTGCACAATTAAAGTTGTTAGATTTGTCTAATTTGCGCATGCTTGTGTTTGCAGGAGGTGAAACACTACTAGGACAAGCATATTGGGATGTGGCAACCTGGCTGGCTAGTAATGTTCCTAATGCTAAACAGAATCTTACTTTGTGTTTTCAAACAAACGGAACTCAGCCAATCTCAATGAGGAACTTTGATATCATTGAAAAATTTCATTTAGTCAAAATTCATGTAAGTTTAGATGGAATACAAGAAAGATTTGAATATCTTAGATGGCCTGCATCTTGGAATCAAACAACTGACAATATTTTGACCATGCGGGATACATTGCCAAGCAATGTGATGTTTTTGATTGAAGAAACAATTTCAATTTTTAACTTGGCCTATATTAATGAATTAGAGCAGTGGAGTAAAGAACACTTTTCTACCAACAAAGAAGGGGACATAACAGTCCATAGCAGACATATGGCCCATGGCACGTACAGCATTGATTTTTTGTCACAAGAATATGTTGATGATATAATCAAGTGCCAGCAACTGATTCCTACAACATGGAAAGAACAACCATTAGCAATTACAACAATGATTCAGGAGATCAATAATATTGATCAATATCGAAATCAATCATTTAGCAAAATATTCCCAGAAGTGGCAGAGTATTACAAACGATATCTAACATGAAATATGTTGTTACTGCTGCACCGGGCGGACTGGGGCATTTCTTGTCAAGAATACTGGCCAATGAATATGACTTCTCAGTGGAATCAAATGGCAGTTACCATTCTTTAAAAATAGCATATTCTTCTCAAACCACACAAATAGAAACGTTTGACAAAGTCATTCATGATACTGATAACCCAGTGGTATGTTTGCATAATTTTGACAACAGAGATTTAACAAAACTTTTCAATGATAGAACCGTTATTAATATTGTGGTTGACAGTCATTACGAAATATTTTTAAATAATTATTTTAGAAAAGCCATACACTCAAATTCACAAACTGTCAGCAGATTTCTTGATGAAAGTCAACAAAGATTTCCAACAAGCAAAAACTATCTCAGAGAAGAATTCTTTTTTATGTATCAATCCATGACAAAAAAAGAAATTGCCTGGCTTCCGCAACACATGACAGGGCATGAAATTCCATTTAGCAGTTTTTACAAGTTAGAATTGTTTGCACAAGAAATGTCTCAAATTGCTTCATTTTCCAATCTTGAAGAAATCTGGGCACACTTTATCAACGCTCAACAACCTATCTTGGATAGAGTAACTTTGTATCAATCCATATGTGATCAAGTTGTAAATGATCAGCCACCAGAAATCCCCACGTACTTTGACAATGTTGACTTTGGTATCATGTGCGGTATGATTGTTGTTCGACATGGAATTGACAAGTTAAATTTAGAAAATAACAACTGGGTATGAAAAAAATTTACACATTCGGAGATGGGTATGCCTCCAGTCACATATGGCCTGAGTGGCCTGTTATCTTACAAGCATTGCTGCCGCACTGCGACTTCACACATTATGGTGCTGTGGGCGCCGGCAATGAATACATTTTGAATGCTATTGTGCAGGCCAATATATTGGATCCGCATGCGTATTTTATAGTGCAGTGGGCACAAGCCGATAGGTTTGATAAACTGCTTGAAGATGCCAGTTGGAACAGCATCATTGATAGTGACCCAGTGTACTACTTTAATAGAAATTGCATAGCTGATCAAACTTGGTGGATCAGTAGTGCCAGCACACAAACAGACATACTAACTTATCACCGGCATTTTGTACAACCTCAGCAACATAAAAACAGAACTAATAATTTTGTCTATCTTGCCGGCAATTTACTCCTGGACAAATCATTGTTTTTTTCAACTTCTGGAGTTGACTGCTTGTTTAGCAATATCAATTGGGTTAAAGAAGACATGAGCAAATTCAGTCAGCAAGACAAATTTAAAGAAGTCAGACAATCTCAAGTGCAACCCAGTCCTGTTGTGCATTTGGCCTATGTAAAAGAACATGTGTTGCCAAACATACCCTTTGTTGTAGACACCTGCAGACTAGAAGAATTAGAACATAGAATACACACATATCAATGGGTGGCATATGATCCTGACAGAGAAGAGATTTGGCACAAAATGTCAATACTTTAAATCATATTTTAATATAATTAAAATCAAATAAATAACTCAAAGGCCCTTGAGCAGATGCAAAAACGCACCCGTAGTATATTAGAAGAACTAGACGCAATGTATATTGAGCGCGATAATCACCTGGTGATTGAAAGTCGCGCCAGCAACATCATTGCCAGTGCTATTAACTTACTGGAACAAATTGACGCTACATTCCCTCCGGAACAGGCAGAAAATTTAACTCGCAAATTGCTTAATGCCATTCGCACCAGAGATGCAGGCCGCTTTGAAAGAACAGTAAGGCGTACCCATGCAGATTCATGAAGTCACAAGAAAGCAACTGAACGAACTTGATCTAGCCGGATCTGGCGGCCTGTGGTCAAACATCAAAACTGCCGGCAAGGCAATGATGCAACCAGGCGGAGTAAAAGATGCACTTAGAACAGTAACCCCTGGAGCAGGGCAAGGCGCCACCAACACAGCAGATCAAACACAAAGTGATTTTGTTCAAAGAATGCAAGGTGTCAAAAACAATTCTGCCATGAAACAAGTAGCAGCAAATATGCAGGCTCAATGGGAAAAGGCTCGTGCCCAAGTCATTCAACCCTCTACAACACCTGCGCACGCTGTTAATCAACCGGCACAACCAGCAGCTGGCGCAACAGCAATGGGACAAATAGCAGGCCAGTTAGCCAAAGGTGCGGCGGCACAACCGAGTACTATGGCCAATGCTCCTGTCAGCAAAACAAACACAGCTAAACCAGTAGCGCCGGTACCAGCAGGCACTGCAATGCCTACAAAACCATACCAGGTGCCCGGTGCCGTAACAACTCCCAATCCAGCTAAACCAGCGGCAGCACCGGCACTTGCTGCACAATCATTGGATTTAGATCAATTAAAGAAAAATAGAGAAGCTAAACTGGCAGCAGGTCAAGTTAGTCAACAACAAGCACAGCAACAAATAGCACAAACAAAAGCAACAAATGCACAAACTTCACAAGCAGACAATGCACTGATTGCCGCCGTTAAAGCTGCCAAAGCCAAACCTGGATTCCAACAAACACTAACAGATAAAAATGCAATCAAACAAGGTGCAGCCAAAGGAATTTATGAATCGTTAGGATTAAAAAAATATACCAAATCTCGTTTACTTGTAGAGGCTGCCAATCTAAATCAACTAACTGATTGGTATGAAAAAACTGTAATTCCAAAAACTTATGCTAAATTTGCGCAAGAATATTTACAAGAGCCAACCATTCGAACTTCTCTGCAAAACATTGCAAATGCAGAAAAACTGCCGGATGCTAATCGTAAAACAAAACAGGAAGAAGAATTTATAAATCTTGTGGCTGCAACGGCAATGATGAGTCAAAAAATAACTGCTGATAATCCACAAGCAGCCACAGCAGCCTCTTCGGGCAGAACATCTGCAGGGGGTAGTAGTCCGTCAGTTGCCGCAGCAAAAGCAACACTACAAAAACCACCAGTGTCTATGCCGCCGGCGACATTAGACGCTGTGGAAAAAATAACTGGCACGTTACCCCCAGTAAAAAGTGACGATCAACAAACAATCAATTATCTAAAAGCACTAGGATTTGACACAAAATGAAACTACTAGAAGGTGGAAACGTATTCAAAGATGGTGATGGCAATCCATTAACCGGTCGCATTAATCAAAGTGATGTGGCACAAACAGTGCAATGGATTGAAACTCTAACTGGTATTGAATTCCCACGCGAGCGTTGGTTGGGGTCAACTGGTCGTAAACCCACATCGGGCGACTTGGATCTAGCAGTTGACGCCAGCCAAGTTACCAAAGAACAATTAGCAGCTAGACTTACCCAATGGGCACAAAGTCACGGTGAAGATCCACGCAACTGGGTTAAAAAAGCCGGCGAAGTACACCTACGTGCTCCTATCAATGGCCGTCCAGAAAATGGGTTTATACAAGCTGACTTTATGTTTTTTCCCAACTTGGATTGGGGCGGCTTTTACTATGGAGGCGCAGACGATTCAGTATACAAAGGCATGAACCGTAATGTGTTGATGAGTTCAATTGCCAAACAACAGGGACTCAAAGTGGGTGCCAATGGCATGATCAGCCGCACCACAAATCAATTGGTAGACGGCGGTATGGATCCGGACTATGTGGCCAAGACTTTGCTGGGCGCTAATGCCACACGAGAGAATCTCAAAAATGTAGAAAGCATTTATGCTGCTCTAGCAAGAGATCCACAACGTGATGCCAAACTGGCTGACTTCCGTGATTATCTAGCCAGAGAAGGCCTGCAAGAACCAGGCACAGTGAATGAAAATACAGATGTGCATTTCTTGGCCAAGCTGCGTGACAGAATTGTCAATCAAGGCATGCTGCCGCTGATCGAAGCTGAGCCAACTAGTCCCTATCAAATATATGAAGCTGAAGAAGTGGGTGTGGGTGGCAGAGCCAAAGGCATTGAACACATTGAAGATCTTGTGTTCCGCAAAGGCTCACGTGGGGTGGATGAAGCATTGGCCATCATACAACATGCCACAGAAGCACCGCAAAAAACCACCAGTGTGAAGTGGGACGGCAAACCTGCTGTGGTGTTTGGCCGCAAGCCAGCCACAGGCGAGTTTGTGCTCACAGATGGTTCAGGGTTTGAAGCCAAGGGCTACGATGGCCTGGCCACCTCACCCCGAATGATGGCACAAATTCAAAGCACAAGACCCGGAGAACGCAGCGGCATCACTCAACTGTATGCTGACCTTTGGCCACAGTTAGAAGCGGCTGTGCCCACAAACTTCCGAGGCTATGTCAAGGGCGATCTATTGTACTATCCAGAGCAGCCGTGGACAGACGAAGCTGGCAATCTTGTGTTCAAACCCAACACAGTGGAATATCGTATACCTGCCAAGAGTGCCCTGGGCCAACGCATTCGTAACAGTAGCACAGGCATTGCCATGCACACCATGTATGCCGACCAAGGAGAAGCCAAACAACCACTCAATCGAGTGTCGTTTAACGAAGTACCTGGACTGTTGTTGATTGATCCAATTTACGGCAAAGGTGTAACGCCTCAGGATCCTACACAAGCCAAAGGGCAATTGGCATTGATCAAGCAGATCAAACAACTACGCAGAGAAAAAGGTGCTGCTATTGATACCTTGTTTAATCCTAGAGAACTAAAGGCCATGCAGATTACTGACTTGGCCAAATTGTGCGTGGACTATATCAATGCACGTATCAAAACTGGCGGCAACTTCAACAACCTGTTGGCTGAGTTTGGGCAATGGCTGCAAACCAAAGTCACTCCAAGAAAATTTGCCAACATTGTTGAATATCTGCGAAGCCCAAGTTCCAACACAGAAGGCCTGGCTGCTGCATTTACCCTGTTTATCTTGCTACACGACTTGAAGCTGGATATTCTGCGTAACTTGGATTTGAAAGATCCCGGACACGAAGGCTGGGTAATGGCCACTCCTGCAGGCTATGCCAAGGCAGTAAATCGCTTTGATTTCACTGCTAGAAATCGTGCTCAAAACAATCCGCAACAAGCATAATTTTTTGCCAATCGGCTAAATAAAAGTAGGGCAAGAGCCCATATACTAAAGGAGATTTTCAAATGGCAGTTTTTACACAAACAAATGGTACTGTACAACCGGTATTCAACATGGACACAGCCAATGCGCAAATTGTTGGGACATCCAACATTGCAGCAATGGGTTCAGTTAACTTTCAAGGTCCAAAACTAGACTTTTTCTCAGTGGTTGCTAACGCTTCACTGGTCACTTCTGGCAACGTTAATGGATACATCAACAATTTGTTGACAGCTATTCAACAAACTTGCACAGTGGCCATGTATCAAGTTAGCCCAGCCGCACCTACAATTTTGAACTTGGCTATCTATCCAACTGGCGTGTACACCGCAGCTACATTGTTGACTACTGCTAACACCAGCGCAACTGTTGCTTCAGGTGGACAAAACATTCAGTTGAACACTGCTGCCGGTAACGCCGCGTTTACTACAGCAGCTACCAACTTTGCACCACTCTAATATAATAATAATTAGATTGTTGTATTTCAACCCTGGACATAAAAAATCCAGGGTTTTTTATTGGCCGTAAATATGCCATGACCACACGGATTCGCGTAACCACTGATTTTGATTGTACCAATACCGGGGTTACAGGGCACTTTAAACCCAGTAAATTGCCTTTTCGAGACCACGCAGATCAATTGATTGAAACAGAAGATGACTGGACTAGATCAAGAAACCAACAGAGAAATTGGGAAACATTATTTCAGTTGGTTGGACTGTACACACAACCACAAGAAATTTCCACAATCTCTATAGTTGATCAAAAGTGGCAGTTTGAATTTGACATAGAATTTGACGATATTTTTAATGTTAACGATGATCCATTGGGACTGCTTAAATCTATCTGTCAAGGTGTTCCTATGTTTATCAAGCAAAAAGATCAGTACAAAATTGTCACAATTGACTATGGTGCAAACATCGAGTTTGGCGTAATTAACAATAAATAATTTATTAAAGGGCCACCATGGACACCACAGACATAGAGAAAAAAAGTTTAGAAGCACACGTTGAGCTTTGTGCTGAACGCTATAAACTTTTGGAAATAAAAATTGAATCAGTTGACGAAAAGATTGACACGCTGTTTTCTGTAATTGCCGAACTGCGTGGCATGGTACAAGCTTCGTCAGCAAAAAACAATGACAGGTTGATTGGCTGGGGAGTGGGAGTCATTGGATTTCTAGTGGCCACAGTGGGCTGGTTGATATCACATGTATTGATCAAATGAAGACCAGCCAAAAACTTGCTGAATTAGTGCAACGAGAACTGCCACAATTGCTCAATCAAATAATCATTGATGACGGTGGAAAATACCGCGCATTTGGCATTTATGTAATTGAATCCAGCTCACACGGATATACAGTGACACGTCGTGATCATGCAGTTGGCACATTCAGCAGTTCTAAAAGTGCATTGGCGTGGTGCATTGCAGACAGAAACAACCAACTTAATTTAGCTAGAGAAATACAAAATTTAGATTTTACATTGGTAAGACTGCGCAACGATATACAAATTCGTGGTAGTATTGCCAAAACCAGTCGTGGACAGTTATGGGAAACAGCCCACGTGAAAGCAGCTCAAAGGTATGAGCACAGCAGGCATATAGAAAACGAATTGACAAAATGTATAAATTCGGCTAAATACCAGCAACTTCGAGGATTCAATAATGAAACTGCAAGAACTGGCGGTTAAACGCCCGACACAACAAATCGCTAAAGTATTCGAAAGCCATTACGGCCAACGTATACCTTTTGACTCAATGAACTTATCACAAGCACGAACCATGCTTGGCCGAGTTCGCAAACTGGTCAATGAACACCGTGCCAATCGTGACTTCCATCAAAGCGAACGTAATCCTGCTTACATCAAATTGATGATGATGGAACAGGCATTGTCACAGCGTTTGTTTGAAGAAGAAGTAGTTGCCATTGATGTGAATGATCCTGCGATGAAAGCCATTCAAACCAAGATCAAGAACAAGCAAGTGCTGAATCCCGACGAGCAAAAGAAAGCCAATGCTATCTTGGCCATGCAGACTTCAGAAAACAATACTGGTGGCTTCCTCAAAGAAAGCGAAGTGCAACAGGCTCAAGTTGTTCTTGCTGCCCAAGACATGGTCGACAAGATGCAAAAAATGATTGAAGACACAACCAGTTTGCAGTTCAAAGAATTGCCTGCCTTGGTTGATGCAATTAAAAATCAAGTTGGTGTTGAGCAAGCTGCACAGTTCAACAATGACGCCACTGCTGCATTGGCTGGCTTGGTACAAAACTTGCAAAACAGCAAGCTTCAAATGGAACAGGCATTGGGTGTGGTAACTGGCCAAGCCGCTGCTCCAGTAGTGCCAGGTGCTGAATTAGGTGCAGAATTGGGTGCCGACGCTGGTGCTGAATTGGGTGCTGAAGACGATCTTGACGCCATGGCCACTGATGCTGCCGACGATATGGATCCCAAACTAGGTGCTCCGATGGCATCATTGGGTCGCGAGCGTAGATAATGCGTATCAATGAAATGGCAGACCCAACAGCACAACGGTTGCTGGGTGTGGCTCAATTCTTACTGGGACGAGCTGAAAACACCAACGGTAAGAAACAAATCAATACTGGCACTTTTGTAAACATTGCACAAAGTTTGGGCATTGAAATTAGTACGCAAACATTGGCAGACCTCAGCAACCAACCTCCATTGAATGGGGTAATAGAACCCATTCAACCAGGCGAAGATATTATAACCTTTTCAAACGGTCAACCAGATGTTGCCATGCCAGTGGACCAGGCTCAAAACATTGTAGCTAATGCTGCCAAATCAGCAGCCAAAAAAGATCGAGACGTTTGATCAATCCAGTCAACGTTCCGTTGACTTCCAACGTTAAATATAGTATACTAAGCTGTAGGAGGCCCGTATGAAAAAACTCATTGCTCTCGTTTTGGTAACCATGGCTGTGTCGACTCAAGCACAACACCATCATCACCATAGACATGGTGGAAACTGGATAGCACCAGTAATTGTCGGCGGAGTAATTGGATATGCGTTAACACGCAACCACTCCGAGCCAGTTTACAATTACGGCTACGTTCCGCCCCCGGTGGTTATTCAACCGCCCTTGCGTTCTGTCTGCACACTTTGGACCGAAACACAATATGCAGATGGTACTATTACTAGAACTAGAACTTGTTCACAATAAAATGGAAATTGATCAATTGGTAAAAACCCATGACGTTGTGTTGTTTATGAAAGGCACAGCACAGTTTCCCATGTGTGGATTTTCTGGTCGTGCTATACAGATTCTTAGAGCGTGTGGAATAAAATCTCTCCATACTGTAAATGTATTAGAAGATAACAACATAAGACAGCAAATAAAAGAATACAGTCATTGGCCTACAATTCCTCAATTGTATGTTAAAGGAGAATTTATTGGAGGGTCAGACATCATGACAGAAATGTATGAACACGGCGAATTACAAGAATTATTAAAGGATTGATATGGCATATTCAGAAAAGGTAATTGAACACTATGAAAATCCCAGGAATGTGGGCTCTTTTGATAAGAGTGATACTGATATTGGTACTGGTATGGTTGGCGCACCCGCATGCGGTGACGTAATGAAACTTCAAATCAAGGTACAAGATGGCATCATCACAGACGCAAAATTCAAAACCTACGGATGCGGCAGTGCGATTGCCTCCAGTTCTCTCATTACCGAGTGGGTTAAAGGCCGGACGCTTGACCAAGCGGCAACTATTAAAAATTCAGAGATTGCTCAAGAACTCTCGCTGCCACCTGTCAAAATCCATTGTAGCATTCTTGCTGAAGACGCCATCAAAGCAGCCGTAGCTGACTATCGTAAAAAACATGATCTCTCTAACTGACCGTGCGTATACCAAAGTAAAACGACTTTTGCAAGCCAAAGACTATGCTGGTATTCGACTTGGGGTAAAAACTACAGGTTGCTCTGGCCTGGCTTACGTGTTAGAATATGTACAAGAATACAAACCTTTAGAGTCTGACATCAACTATGCCCAACCGGACTTTGTGGTGTTGGTTGATAAGAAAAATGACGTATATCTCAAAGGTATCACAGTAGACTATGTGCGCCAAGGTCTTAACGAAGGCTTTGAATTTCAAAATCCCAATGAACGTGATCGTTGTGGGTGTGGTAGCAGTTTTCGTATTTAAAAACCAAGCGGAACTATTTTATTAAGGCCGTTACGAACTACTGAAAGAGAACATTGTACAACCCAAAATTTGATTATCAACCCATACCCAGGGTCACAATAGACGGTAAAAGATTCTACGCCACTCCGGATGGCAACAAGTTGCCGTCAGTGACTACAATATTAGACCGAACCAAAAGTGAAGAGAGTAAAGCTGCCTTGCACAATTGGCGGCGAGCAGTAGGTGCAGAACGAGCGCAAGCCATTACTACAGAAGCAGCCAATCGTGGCACTAGAATGCATACCTATCTTGAAAAGTACATCAGAGAAGGTGCCATACCCGCTCGTGGGTCAAACCCATTCTCATGGCCCAGTCATATCATGGCAGAAGAAGTGGTCAATAAGGGACTAAAAAATGTAAGTGAATTTTGGGGCATTGAAGTACCCTTGTATTTTCCCGGTGTGTATGCAGGTACCACAGACGGCGCCGGCATTCATTTAAATGAAGAAAGCATACTGGATTACAAGCAAACCAACAAGCCTAAAAAACGAGAATGGATTTACGATTACTTTGTCCAACTGTGTGCATACGCAGAAGCCCACAATGAACTGCATGGTACACAAATTAAAAAAGGTGTAATTTTGATGTGTGTTAAGCCTGATCTAGATGAGCAACACAACATCGTAGGCCAGCCTAAATACCAGGAATTTGTACTGGAAGGCGGGGAGTTTGAAAAGTACCGTAGTATCTGGTGGAAAAAGGTCGAACAGTATTATGTGACTCATGCGCTTGATTGATTTGCTATAAATACAGCAAGAAATCGAGACCCATATGGCAATAGTACAAATTAGTCAAATTACAAATCGTAAAGGTGCATTTAGCAGTCTTCCTCAATTGGTTGGCGCTGAATTCGGGTGGGCAGTTGACACACGCCAGTTATTCATTGGCAATGGCACATTGCAAGAAGGCGCACCGGTAATTGGGAATACAGAAATCCTTACTGAATTTTCTGATATTTTGCTCACAGCCCAATATGTGTATCAAGGCGCTGCAGCCGGTTACATAGTACAGACTGGCCCAACAGCAGGGTCTGATATCAATCAAAATTTACAATCGTGGATGGATCAATGGGCCAGCGTGACTGATTTTGGTGCTGTCGGTGATGGAGTAACTGACGACACAGTAGCAATCAATCGTGCATTGTATCAATTGTATTGTGTACAGACCAACCCACAAATTCGTAGAAGTTTGTTTTTTCCAGCTGGTGTTTATCGCACAACTGAATATATTATTATTCCACCATATGCCAAGCTCTACGGCGAAGGTGCAAACTCTAGTGTGATTCAACTGGATGTGTCCAGTGACATTAGTTCGTTGAGTGCATACTGTGCTAGGTATGGTGATAGCCTTCAACAAACAGGTGCAGCCATGGGTGATGGCGGTGCAACACTGCCAACTAACATTGAAATTTCTTCAATGGGATTTCGCACAGTGGAAATCACAGACGTGTTCCTAGTGGAGGATGCCAGTTTTTGTACATTTACTGACGTTAGTTTTAGTGGTGCATTGACCACTGGAGATTTGATAAGTGACACAGATAATATTGCAGGCGTAAGATTTAATTCTGACAGCATTGCAACTAATAATATTACTTTTAGAAGATGTGAATTCAGAGGACTAACTTATGGCATTAACACCGAATACAATGTTCGTGGATGCTTGGTAACTGAAAGTGCATTTGACACCTTGTACCAAGGAGTGTTGTTGGGAGATCCTGCTCCTGTTGACGGCGGTCCAACTGGATTCCGTGTGGTGGGCAACAGTTTTGACAATATCTATGCAGAAGGATTCAAAGTGTCTGCAGGCACCAGCTTGAACATGTCTGGGTACAACATTTATTATGATGTTGGCAATCATTTTAACGGAGTTGGATCTCCGGTCACACCAGTAATTACATTTGATGCCAACAACAACGTAAGTGTGGGAGACATGTTCGAACGTGGTGACTCAAGTGCTGTGCCAAGAATTGACACTAACAATACCATTTGTATTACCACAGAAAATGGTTATCAATTGGCGCTAGGCAACTATGTGAGATTCAGTGGGTTAAGATCCACATTGGTCAATAACACATCGTCACCAACTGTAATTTTTACAATTAATTCAACACTAATCCGTGCGTTTGACTTTGATTATACTGTAGTGCGTGGTACTACAACTCGAACTGGAAAAGTTACTGTGGTGGCCAGCACTGACGGCACCGGTGTTAATTTAAATTACAGTGACAGTGGATTACAAAATTCTGCCACTGGTGTGGCATTTACTGCTACTGAAACAGGAAGTTCTGTATCAATTCGGTACACCACAACTAACACTGGCTCAGACGCTACCTTAACTTATTCTACTACAAAATTGGCCTAATGTGGCACTCAACCTTTGATCAACGGTTGGCTGCCTGGAACCAACTGCGTACCCAATGTGCCAACGCTTCTGTTGACAAAATATTAATTGACGTTAATGATTGGTGGTTTGATACACCTTGGCGTGCATATCATTTGCACTGGGATGATCGAGCAACCTGGCCCAGTCCTTGGGAATTATTAGACGACAATTTGTTCTGCTCTCTTGCTCGCGGGCTAGGAATACTGTATACTATAGCAATGATAGACCATCCTCTCATACAGGATGCTGAATTAGTAGACACTGGCAGCGACAATTTAGTCCTAGTTGGTCAAAAGAAATATATACTGAATTGGGACAGACAACATGTGTTAAATATCAATCTAGCACCGTTTGATGTCCTGCACAGTGTCGGTCAAGAACAAATAAAAACACAAATAAAGTAGCGAAAATGAAAAATATAATAGTTGTCAAGCGCAGCGGACAGCGCGAGCCATTAGCATTGGAAAAGTGGCAAACCCAAATTGCTAAAGTGTGTGCAGGCATAGCAGATGTAAGTCAGAGCATGATAGAGATACGCACACAGCTACATTTTTACGATGGAATTACCACCAAAGAAATTGATGGCATCACCTTACGAGCCATTGTGGATCTCATTGATATAGAGCAAAATCCCGATGTTGGGCACACCAATTATCAGCATGTAGCAGGTAAACAGCGACTATCAATGCTACGCAAAGACGTATACGGTTCATACGATCCTCCCCACTTGTATGACATTGTGAAAACAAATGTGGCAATAGGTCTGTACACTCCTGAACTGTTGGAATGGTATAGTGAAGAAGACTGGAATCGCATGCAGGGCATGATTGATCATGCCAAGGATGAACAGTATTCTTATGCTGCTATTGAGCAGTTGATTGAAAAGTATCTTGTAAAAAATCGTTCAACAGGAAAAACATATGAAACTCCCCAAGTCAGATACATGGTGGCCGCGGCTACAGTGTTTCACAAAGAAGAGCCTAACACGGCTAGAATGCGTTATATCAAAGAATATTATCAAGCCGCCAGTGATGGTTTGTTTACTCTTGCTACACCTGTGCTTGCAGGGCTCGGCACTCCTACTAAACAGTTT